GGAAGAACTGTATTCAATAACCCTCTCATCTTTATTTCTAATATTCATTTTAAGAATTTTAAGGATTTAATTCCTATGTTAGAATTGGCTTCCGCTAATAGTAGGCCACTAGTTATTTTCTGTGGTGGTATGTCAGGTTCAGCACTAAACAATTTAGTTATGAATCTAATGAATCAAACGGTAGAATGTTGCGCTATACTTGCACCTAATTTTGGCGATAAGCAACTAGATGAATTAGCCGATATTCAATCATTAGTAAATGGTAAGTTATTTACTCAAGAGAGCAAAGACGACCCTACTAATATTGTATTGAGTGACTTTGGTAGTTGTGAAAACATTACAGTAACTAAGGAAAAAACAATTGTAGTTGGCGGTGTCGGTGATGCTGAAAAACAAATAAAACTTCTAAAGGGTCAATTAGATGATATGGAAGGTTTCGACAAAGCCCGTATTAAGTCTAGAATATCTAGGCTAAAGGGTGGCGTGGCAACAATAAAGGTCGGTGCTTCTTCTTCCTTAGAACTAAGAGAAAGAAAGGAAAGATTAGACGATGCTCTTAATGCTACTAAAGCGGCATTAGCAGAAGGGATTGTTTTGGGTGGCGGAACTTCATTAGCCCATGCAGGTGATAAGGTTGAAACAGATTTCAATTTCTTAGCGCATTCCCTTTATGCTCCATATAATACACTATTGCTTAATAGTAACCATGAAGGTAATTGGCATGACGATGATTTAGTGGGTTCTTTAGGATTTAATGCTCTCACTGGTGATTACATGGATTTGGAAGTAGCGGGAGTATTTGACCCTGTTAAGGTAACTAAAAACAGTTTCTTAACTGCTATGTCAATAGCAAAACTGTTCTACACTACAGATGTTGCAGTATTATTAGAGGAATAAATATGATATGTTATTTTTGTAAACAAAAGAAGGAATGGTTTATTGAAGAATTTTCCTGTATGGATTGCTATGACAGAATTATGGAGGAATAAATATGAAAATAATGAATAAAGCACCAGTCAATCAATCTATGAAAGTATTTTGGTATTGTAAATTATGTAAGGGCAGACGAGAAGAATGGAAAAACAGAAAAAAACATTCAGCATACCCCTTTTGTGGTGTTAAATGTAGAAATAAGTTTTATAGAACTCATCCTTTTGACCACAACCAAAACTCATACAAGGCTTACTTTGGTAAAGAAAGATTTAAAATATGGCTACATAATCAAATATCTATTTTTAGTCCACAATTTAGTAGCATTAGACAAGACCATCAATTTAGAAAACTAGTAAGAGATGAAATGTGGCTTATGAGGAAAGAACTGAATTTATCTGACGCAATTTATTTTATTGTATTTATGATGCAATTACATGGTATTCCCTATATACGGGATAAACAACTATATTCGAGTGCATATGGAATATATATTGCACAATCGCTACTTCAGTCCATACCGGAAAATACGGATATAGTTTATTTAGAAGAAGCAAAAACACTATTGGAGGAATAAAATGAAATATAATAGTTTCAAGAAACAAAGGAAATCTAAAAAACCTAAGAAATCTAAAAAGAGTGTTTGGACTCCGTTAGTTAAATTAGAAATAACACAAGAAAACTTCCCTACTACTGATATAAGTAGTTTAGAATATGATGAGTTTTGGAGTAATGATGAATATGTTGTTAAAGTGTATTATCCTAATAACCCCACTCATCAGTTTCCTAACAATAAGTTTACATGGTTAAGTATTAGAAATGCTAAAAACTCTCATCATGCACATGATTGGAGAGATATGCAGATGATAAAAAATGAAATTTGTGGTGAAGAAAGAACTGCTGTAGAAATTTATCCTCCTATGAGTAAACTTGTTGATACTTGTAATCAATTTCATTTGTGGGTTTATCCCGAAGACTATAAGTTAGATTTTGGTTACAACTATCAAGAAATTTATCCTAATGCAAAAATATCAAAAGAGGCTACAAAGCATTATCTTGCTAAGAAATTGGAAAATGCTAAGACTCCGGAAGAAAGGGAGTATGTTATTTCTGTTGCTCAAAGAATGGAACAAGACCCTACTTTTGGAAAACAAAGACCTATGCGTGAACATTTCTTATCGCCAAAATTAATGAAAGAATTAGGATATAGATACGAAAGGAGTGATGCTAAATGATTGAAGATTGTTCTAGATGCAAAAGACGACTAAGAACAACAGACGGATACTTTCTAAGACGCTACGGTGTATGTGAAAAATGTGTAAAGGTGATGAGAAAATGAAAAAGAAAGCAGTAACAGTAACATTACCTGCGCCACATAAGGCACAGATTAAATGTCCTATTTGTAAAGGAAATAAGTGCATAGTCTGTAATATGACTGGTAATCTAAAGATAGATGTCGCACCCAAAATACCAATCCAACGCTCTCATATTGTAAAGTATGTAGTTGATAATATACATGATATAGCAGGAGAAATAACTAGACAGTATGGTTTAGTTCCCGAAGTAAATACACTAGAAGTTTTAGAAGTAAACGGAGGACAATATGAAGTTGTTCAGATTTCTTCTCTTGGTGGTGCTTGTTGGGTTGTTAATCGTCTAGATGAATTAGACACACCTAGATATTTCAAGTCTAGAAATGAACTAGATAAATTCAAACAGGGGTGGATGAATTGAGTGAAATGCCAATAGTAGGTAGAGTTGTAAGAGATGCAACGCAGGAAGTTTTAGTAAAAAGAGGCGTTTACTGGAATATAGAAGTATTAGATATTCGTTGGTTTAAAGATGATAAACCCACAAATAAAGGAATTAGACTAAACATAGAAGAGGCTAAACTTCTATTACAGATATTAAGGAGGGAATTAGAATGAAATATAGTATAAGCATAAGAGAGGCAAATAAACTACTTAGACAGCCAAACCCAAAGCGTTCTTTTGGAGACGGTTCTACTGAGCGTTTTGCTAAATGTTCTAGTTCTCTACTGCATACTTTTTCTAGGCTGATAGAAGCCTACATGGAAAAGCCTCCCAATAGCGGAGAAGGTTGTAGAGTCCAAGTTGAGCATATAGAGAAAACTTTTGCTATTGCTCAAAATAGTTTGGAGCATTTAATAATATTAAAGGAGAGTATGGAAAATGAATAGATTATATTTGATAACAACAAACGACAAGAAATTCGATGATTGGGGTAAAGCCACAAAGAAAAAACTGAAGAAAGACCCTTTGGCATATGACCATTTTTCTCAAGGCTACAATGACATAGCGAGAGGTAACTATCTAGCAAGAGCAAGTTTTGTTTGTTATTGGGAGATATTTACTAATGGCTCAATGGCTAAATTAGCACCTGCTATTACCCAAGCAACTCTAATACATTTATTTCATCGTTTATTAGAAAACAAAAATATGGAAGAAGCAGAAATGGTTCAGCATATGATGACTAACTTTCTAAGACTTTTACAAGTAGTAGATGCGGGGAATACAGATGAAGAAGAGTGAATGGATTTACTTAGCAAATGCTATGTGGACTTACTCGGAAAGAAACGAAGGTGAAATATCCCGCCTTCTAAAAGAACTGGTTATTAAATTGAATACCAATATGGAGATGATTATAGATGACATGGAAAATGATGAGCCGAATGTTAGAATCAACGGACGGTCTAATACCAACCCAACAGATAACAAGAATATCAAGAGACTTACAGAATTTTGATGAAGTTCCTCTAGTGCTTTCTATTCTTTCTAAAGATGAATTAACTGCTAATAATATAGCCTTAGCAAAAGCAAAGAAGTGGATAGCGAAGGCGTTTGATATCTTTGAAGATGAGATAGAAGGTAATTACAATGCACATAATGATTTAGGAGATGCATTATATTATCTAGATTCTTCAGCAGAAACACAAGGCAATCCTTTCAGTATTGTTAATGTTAAGCGTCTATTAGAAATGGATTATGGTAGTATCACTTCAAATAATTATGATACTTTTCATTTTGCTATTAGGGATATGTCAGCATTAGAGCGAAGATGGTTTGTTCGCTATTTACTCAGAACTCCTAGAAATGGAATTAACAAAGGAACAGTAGTCAAGATTATGGCTAAATACTATGATAAGAAAGTTAGCGAAGTAAAGAAACATCTTAATTTGAACAGTATTGAAAGAACTGCAACATATTATGAAATGGGTGAAAATCCTCCTACACTTCTATCACACGGAACATTTGTTGCTCCTATGTTGGCTAAAGATGTGCCTATGAATAAGTGGCCGGAGAATAAGATTGTAGATTACAAATATGACGGCAATCGTTATCAGATACACAAAGAAGGAGATAGCGTGATTATCTTTAATCGTAAAGGTAAGGTAGTTACTCCTCAGTTTCAAGATGTTGTAGAGCGTGTTAGAAAATATAAAACAGATTGTATTCTTGATGGAGAGATATATCCAATTAAGGATGATGGTTCACCTGCTGAACATAAACTAATGGGGACTAGAGTTCACTCTAAAGACCATGCAGAAGCAAGAGAGAAAGTTAAAGTCAAGTGGGTTATATTTGATTGTCTTAAGATTGGTGGTGAAACTATAATGGACTTATCCTACAATGATAGATTAGATAAATTTTCACAACTCCCCGACCAAGCGCATAGGATGAAAAAAGATGGTGATGTTTTAGCATTCTATAATCAAGCAATCAATGATGGATTTGAAGGCATCATAGTAAAAGATGCTTCAATGGCTTATGAAGCAGGTAAGAGAAGTATTGGTTGGGCTAAATATAAACCTCCACGAATTGAACTAGATGTTGCTATTCTTAATGCTAAATACGGTGAGGGTGCTAAGTCAAATGTTTTTGCTACATTTGGTATTGGTGTAAGAAGTGAAGGAGAATGGATTTCCATTGGTTCTGTAGGAACTGGATTTAGTGATGAAGATTTACTTAGATTAACAAGAGAATTAAGAACTATTATTTCTAATGTAGATAACGGAACATATTCGTTCTTACCAAGAACTGTTTTAGAAGTTAGTGCAGACTTAGTTACTAGAGATTCTAATAATAATATAGGTCTTAGATTTCCTAGATGTAATAGAATTAGAGATGATAAGTTTGCTTCTGATTGTAATACTTTAGAAGATGTAGAGGCGTTAGAATGATAGAACAAGGTCAAATGACTATTATAAAAGATAAGCGAGGCCTACCTCAAACATACCGTTGTGTAAGAATAGAAAACGGAAATGCTGTTCTTAGAAATGTAATTAATGATGGTGCAGGTGGTAAACCAAAAATAATTCCTGTAGAGGAATGTCCGTATGTTGAGAATGATATTTTAATTACTCCTAAAAAAGAAGAAGTAAAAGTAAAACCAAAGACGACAATTAATATTTCTAAACTAATCAAAGAAAATATTGATTTAAGAGTTTCAAGGTCAGCAAGATATTTCCTCGCTGAATGGGTAGAAACCGCATTATTGAATCTCCTTGCGAATGCAGAAGAAAACGCTTTAAACAGGAACACGAAGACCATTAGTGCCGCCCACATTTTTTGGCTAGAAACTAACACAGCACCTAACGGATATTGGCCTTCTAATGAGGAATACATGAAGTGATATTATGTTCCACGATGCTGATATTCAGAAATGGATTGAGCAACATGGGGTAGCGACAAGTTTTACTTTTATGGCATATGGGAAACTTTCTCATGATGAAGTAGACCTTCTTATCAAAGGATTGATAGTTCAGTTAGCGGATTTTGATGACACCAAAATGGCAGTATTTTTTGATGAAGTAAGTGAAGAACAAGCAGTTGCTTGGAATATCTATCGAGGAACTTCAATCACATTTGTTTTTGCGGGTGATGAAATGCTAATAGAAGAAATAATCAAAACCATCGTTTGTGACGGTTTAGAATATTTAAGATATAAAGCAGAATATATTTCTAGCCATAGGAGCGTATCTCATGTATAGTAAAGATATGCTAATAGGAATACTATTGGGTATTGCTAAGATGGACTTACACATTGAACGGTCATCTAAAGCAAAACTAGGTTATAACGCTAAAGTCCGATTAAGCATAAGAGGCACAGAAGAATTCTTACTAGGAGTCCAAAGAAGCCTTGAGCAACATCAAATTAAATCTAATTATAAGCAAAGAGAACATAATTCAAGACCTAAACCTATTCTAAGAATAGGAGGAATCAAAGAACTCTATAAGGTAACTAAGTTAGTGCCTAACCTTCCCGATGCAAAGGGAGAATGGAAAGACTTTAGGCAAGCAGTTCACATCATGTCAAATGGAATTCATAAAGAACTGAAAGGAATGGAAATACTAATGAAAATAAAAGGGGTAATTTAATGGGATTAACAACAATGAATAAAAATAGAGCAATATTACTTACAGGAAAAACAGGAACAGGAAAATCAACTAAGGCTAAGACCTTCGTTAAGAATCCTAAAATAGTATATGCAGATGATGTAGACTTCGATATATTTTCTCATCCTATAGAAGATGGGATTATTATTGAGGATGTGCATTATAATGCTGATAAGCAAGGCATACTTACTATTTTGAGATTATACAAGGGGCAAGTTGTATTAACTTCAATCAATGAAAAGTCTGTTCCCAAAGAAATCAAAACCATGTGTCAAATAAAAAGAGCAGGTTCAGTAAATCATCTTTGGAATGAAATATCAGAAATGGCAATCCATTGTGAAAAACCATCATCGTATGAAAGAGATACCTACTCCCTTGTAAATGAATATCTTAGAGAATCGGATAGAGACTTCATGGCTAAGTTATTGCTATTCAATAAACCTTCAGACACACAGATAATATCTTGGTTAGCACAGAATATACATCCCAATAAATTAATTTTTGTTGATGGTGTAGTAAAACGAAGATGGAGTCAAAGGTATTTCTATGAGATGTTAGCCTATGCTCATAGTGGTAAATCATATGGTAGACTAACCATGCCACAAAGAAGACAATATTCACAAATACCTAGATTGGCTAGACGCTTAGGAGTTAAGAATCCAAGAGTGTTACGGCAACTTTGTATGGATAAGACCTTAGTTTCATCTTTTCAAAAGAAACTAAATAACGCTGAATGCCGAATACTTGGCTTAGGTGAAAAGAGAAAGAAGAAGCGAAAAAAGACTAACGCTTCTGGTAAAATACAAATCAAAAAGTTGGAGGACTATGTATGAAAAGAATCAAAAAAAGAATAATAGAAGCATTAGGAGATAAAACGCTTTCAACATATGAAATAGCGAGAATACTAAAAGAAAGAGAATCAAAGATGAATAGTTTTACCGTTAGACAATTAGGACAAGTATTAGGTAAATCAAAAGAAATAGAGAAAGTTGGTTTTTCTACGGAAGAAAAATGTTTTCTTTACAAATTAAAAGGAGGTGAAGAGGAATGATTGACATACAAGAATTAGAATTGGAGTTTAACGCCTTTTTTGGCGATAAAGAAAACGAGCATACGCTATTAGCAAGAATGTTTCCTTTGATTGCAGAAGTCAAGCGGTTGCGTGAAGAGAGTAAAAAGAAAGGTGCTGTTCTTACAGCATTAGATGAAATGATTAGAAATAATGCTAGTCATGTTGAAATGATGAAAGCACTTGAACGAGGATTAGACTTACCGGAAACATGGAAGGAGATGGTTGAATGATTGATACAGACAAATACAAAGGACACTCGAAGACAATAAAGACGGGGTGTTGGAAGCGTAGTGCTATAATCGGCTTCAAAAGCGAATCAGTTTTTGATGAAAGCGGAAGACAAATTGCTTCTGTGAAGTTAGCGGGATATGATACAAAGAGAGTCAAAGAAACATACGCCAATTTACTACTTATTACAGACGCACCAAAACTTCTAGCCGAAGTCAAGCGACTACAATACTTAGAGAAGTATGCTCCCACCTTCCAAGTATTCGCACAGAATGAAGAAGATATGGAAGAAGAATACACACAGCATGGTTCTTTGAAAGAGTGTGAGGAATACATAGCGACACTCAAAGATGGATGGGTAGGTAGAATTGAAGTCATTGAATACTATGTGCCTACTAACAATCCACAAATAAAAACAATAGAGGAATGGAGGAATGAAGAATGAATACCAAAGAAAGGCTAAAGTGGGGATGTCTTGAATCTATAGAAATCCTATTTAATCCGGGAGAAGTGATTCCCGGCCAGTGGCTATCTGTTCTATTGTTAATAGATGAAGAGTGGAGAACCATGGCAGAAATTAAAAAGAATTCGTCCTGCATATTTGGGATAGATAAATTTAGAACATTTTTCAAATGGCTAACAGATAATGAATACATCGAAAAAAGAAAAATAAGTAATAAGAGTATTCAGTTTAGAAGAAAACATAATCCAAAAAAACACCACATAGGAGGAATTTGAATGGTAAGTTTCAGTAATAGAAAATCACCCGACCAAGAAAGGCGTGATGCCATAAGTGCTAGAGACAGATACTACTACGAAACAAAAACCCTAGAAAAAGAGGTTGCCAAACTAAAGAAGGAAATAGACATACTAAAAAATGCTAACCAAGAGGTAGCATATTGGAAAGATGTAGCAGAAACGCTACAAGAATATATTGATTTAATGGAGGAATAAAAATGAAAAGTGAAGAATTAGAAAGAAAAAGTGAAGAATTGAAATCAAAAGCACACGAAGCCGAACAACTTGAAGAACTACTTGAATGGGCTGAGAGAGCCTCGGATTATATTACTGATGTTTTGGGTGGTATAGGAGAGGTTAATATTCAAGAACCTCATGGTTGGCTAAGTGAAATTATGTATGATTTAGTTAGAGAAATAGAATCCAAGTTGGAGGCTTTGTAATGTTATGGACGGAAAAATACAGACCAAGTAAACTAGGAGATATCATAGGACAAGAGCATTTTGTAATGGATGCTCATTCGTGGAAAGAAGAAGGCAATATGCCTAATCTTCTTATTTACGGAAATCCCGGTAATGGTAAAACAAGTGCTTGTTTAGTTCTTGCTAAGACTATGTTGGGTGATGGATTTACTAATAATTTTATAGAAATAAATGCTAGTGATGATAGAAGACTAGAAACTGTGAGAACTAAAATCAAGAACTTTGCACAAAGCAGTTCTTATGGTGATGTTCCATTTAGAATGTGTTTATTAGATGAAATGGATGGAATGACTAACGATGCACAAAACGCATTGAAAAGAATTATGGAAAGATATGCCAGCAATATTAGATTTATTATTACTTGTAACGATAGGAATAAAATCATTTTTGCGCTACAAAGCAGATGTGCAAATTATCATTTTAAACCAGTTTCTAATGAAAGTATGCTTACTGTTATAGAGAGTATTCTTGAACAAGAAAACATAACTAGGTTCTCAAGAGAGGAGTTGAACCCCTTTATATATGCCATGAACGGTGATATTCGTAGGGCAATCACCGAAATTCAAGCGGCTAAGGCTAGTGACTCTACCCTTCGGAAGCAAGTGGAAGTGGCTCTTGAGGATTACAAGAAAATTATAATGCAAATAATAAACAAAGATACCAATGTGCTTAATGATATTCACGACTTATTGTATGAAGGACAAACCGTAAGAGAGGTTTGTATTGGATTACATGAGGCTATTATCAGCGCAGAAGGGCTAGATAATAATGTCAAATTTAAGTTTTTAAGAACAATAGGAGAAAGTGAATGGCGTTCCAATACAATGACCCCCAAACTGTTACTATCATGGATGGTGGGTCAATTATTGTGAAAAAAAAGAAAAAGGAGAGTGAAAAAAATATGATACCTGAAGATATGAAGAATGAAATAGAAAACAGCGCACAATATATCAATATGAGCGTAGAAGAGGCTATGGCTAAGTTCGAGGAGATTTGTGCCGAGAACGGAATTAGCGTAGATAATCCAATAGCGAAAGGGCTATGGAGAAACTATGTTGCCAATGTTAGAAGAAATAATAATGCAAATAAGGATGGAAGTAATAATAATGATTCCTACTACAAGAATGCATTTGGTTTCTTTATCTCACTAGACGCACCTAGAGATACATTGAGTTGGAACAGAAATCAAGCAAAAGAAGAATTCCTAAGAGATTCTGACAATGCTTTAGAGAGAGGAATTGTAGCGGTGGCTAACAGAACAGCAACAGAAAAGTGGGCTGTTTCTAGATATCACAACGGCAAATATGAAGAAAAGATTATCTCCGAACTTCCGGAAGGAGCAGAAACATTAGAAGATGGAAGAATATACATCCCATTAGACAATACTGCTACTTACATGACTGGCGGAAAGAATGCTAATTATGGTAAGCCTTTAGCAAAAGAACTAATGAGAAGAACAGGAATATTCTATGGTTCTCTAGGTAATGGAGAAATGAAGACTTATTTCTTTTCTTACAAAAATCAACCGGGAGTAGACTTTATTCCTAACACATTTGAGTTTGTTCACTTCTTATGTGTAGAAGGTTCTAATGGAACGGATATCTACGGAGCAAAAGATTTGACTTTGAACAGTCTTACTCTAAATACTGATTTAGACCCGGAAAGCGAAGTTTATCGTGATACATCTAATTATGATATTGAGCAAATTTTGATGAGTCAATTCTCGGATAAATTAGTTCCTCTAGTTGATTTGGATAGAGCGCACATCGAAAGACAGGCTCTACCTTACAAAGAGAAGTTCATCATTACAGATGGAATGGTTACTAACATGAATATGACTCCATCTTCAAACGGTAATAGAATTATCAATATTACAGATATTGATTCAACTATGGACTACGAGAATGGTGGAGACGGAATTACAACCTGTTGGATTCCGGGACATATTAATCTAGACTTTGGTATAGGTTCTACTGTAATTGTTGTTGGAAGAAGCAGTCAAAGGACTACTGATGAAGGAGTAGAAGACGCTACTATCAATGTAGGCGGTCTTTTATGCACCGTTAAAACTGGTTCAGCAGTAGAAGTTTCCCCGCCAATGGAGGAAGACTTCGACTGGTTTTGATTGATTTCCAAAGGGGGTTTTGCTTGCTTGCTTGTCCCTCTTCATTAATTAGTGTAAGTGTGAACTACAGGAAAAAATTGACACTCGAATAGGTGCGAAGCCTATTTTAAAGGAGAAAATAATATGATAATATATGGAAATGCAATAGAAACAGATAGAGCAATTATTCTTTTTAAGAATATTCAGCACTACTCTTGGAAGAAGACCACTTCAAACCATAACTCACCGAGAGAGGTAAAAATATATTCAAGTGCAGGTGTGATAATACAAGAAATGAGTGCTGATGACTTTGATGTATTTCATGCAGCATATCGGAGAGAAATGAAAATAGGAGCGTGGAATTAGATGTTAGGAGATATAAAGGCTAATAGATATTTGATTAAATCAAACAGTTATATGATTGATTTAGATAATGTAGATTTTATCACTTGGAAAGAAAATGAGAAGATAGCAGGAACATATTGGGCTAAATTACACATTGGTAGTAAGGATGCAAGATATGTTTGTAAAGATGAAGAATCTCTCAAAGACTTACTAGAGATATGGTCTAAAATTAAAGGAAAGAAAGTAGAAATAGATATAGATGAAATAATAGAGGAATGGTGAAAACAATGGGAATAACAAGCGGAATAAAAGTAGATAAGGAATTGCAGAACAATGCTAGAGTTACTGCGTTTAGAGATAAGTTAAAGCAACAAACTGAGGCTAGGTTGGCTAGAAAGAACAAACTAGTTTGTGGTATTTGGGGAGAACCTAAGACTGTAAAAAGCGGTATTGCTTTAGATTTTCCAGACAAGCAGATTTATGTTTTAGATTGGGATGATGGTTGCGAACCTACATGGAGACAAAATCATGAAATGACTGATAGGATTACTCTTTGGAATCCCGAAGTTAGAAACGCTAATGGTGAATTAGATATACAAAAGTCAGAAGCAAATTCAGAAGATTTTGTTTTAACAGTTAAAGAACAAATTGAGCAAGGAGAGGATGTTCTCTTTGTATTTGATGGAGTAGATAAGTGGCTAGATTGTTGCACACTTCATGTTACAGGCAGTTCTAAAATCGGAAAGCCACAAAAAATGAAGTTTGAGTGGGGTAAAAGAAATGCACCATTTTATTCTTTATTGGCTATGTGCAAGAATCTTGATTGTGACCAAATTTACATTACTCACGCTAAGGCTGATTATGGAGCAAGTGGTGAAGTTGTAGGAACTAAACCTAATTGGCACAACTGGGGAGACTATCTTTTCCAAGTAATTAACACTAAAAGAACTCTAAAGAAAGGAGATGTTGTTTACAAATGCACACTAGAAAGCAGTAAAACAAACACTTCTCTTGTTGGTAAATCATGGGAAACTCTAGAAGTTGGTAGTGGTAAAGTCAAGTGGAGTGGCGTTCCGGAACTTAGAGAGGGATTAATTTGATATTTACAACCGATAGTAAAGAATTACAGAATGCTCTAGATAAGATACAGGTCAAAGGGAAACATTTGACCACAAATGGTTTTTCTAATTCTAGTATAGGTTCTTTATTTTGGGCTGAATTAAAAGATAATTCTCTAAGTATTTGGAACGGTGACGCTACTTTTATTGTGGGTATTACACTTGAAGTAGACGGAGAAAAGGATGGTAATTTTATTGCTGATGCTAAAGAATTAACACCGTTTCTAAAATCATTTACTGGTGATATTAAGATAAATGTAGGAGATGTAGTCAGTGTTACTCAAGAGAATAAAGATGCTAATATTCCTAAAGTAGCAATACATAGTGGTTTTGAAGCGATTAGTAGAGTAAGAACATTGTTAAGTCATGTTACATATGAGGCTAATCCACAAACAATGTTTTCTTTTAACAAGAAACCATTTGAAGGAGCATTTACTCTTAATGTAGACCAATTCAAAAACACAATCAAATCTTGTGAATTAGCAAAGACAGGAGTTTACAAGTTAAACTATGATGAAGGAGTTTCTACTTTTTCTAGTGGAAATAACACTTCTAGTAAATATAGCGAGAATGTTACGCCAGTATTTAATAGCGGTGAAAGTGCAACAGTAGAGTTTAGTGGGCCATTATATGCTTTCTTTGATAATGACCAATTATTGAACTTCTATGTAAAAGATGAGTTTCCAATACTAATAGTAGCCAATGATAGGCTTTTACTGAAAGCACCAACAGTAAACGGATAAGTGAATACCAATGAGGAATAATAATGATAATAAGCAGAATGGATGATGGTAAAACAATATACAAAGCGTGGAGAGAAAACAACGAAAGAAAGTTTGAGCAAGTAGAATTTAGGCCATACTTCTATGTAGAAGAATCTGAAAAAGAGCCACCTACTTATCGCCCTAGCAAATATATCGAAAGAGACTTTGATTATGTTAGAGGCGATTGGATAAACATTGATGGAGTCCCGCTAAAAAGAGTATATGTAGATACTTCTTATGATATTAGAAAAGCCAAAGATATGTTTTCTAAAACATATGAGGCCGATGTGCCTTATCAGTTTAGATACTGTGTAGATGAATTACACGATATGCCCGAATATGATATGCGTAAATGGTATTGGGATATGGAGTGGCAACAAGGTGGCGAACATGATGGTAAGATTACTACTATTGTAGCGTATGATAATTACGATAAGCAATACTATCAGTGGGTTTGGTTTCCTAATTGGCCTTCGGATTTTTCTGCAAGACAACCAAATCATAGATTCTTTTTTGATAATGAAAAAGATATGCTTGAAAACTTTATGACAACTATGGTTGTAAAAGACCCCGATATGTTAATTGCTTGGTTTGGAAACTTTGCTGATGTTCCTAAACTTCTTGAAAGAGCATGTGCAGTAGGGCTTAATCCATTGATTATGTCACCTATTGGTTCTATTAAAGGAGTAAAGAATACTAAAAGAGACGGCTATCAATTTATGTATCATGAAAAAGGTTTTTCACAAATAGAACAACCGATTGGCGGAAGAATAACCTTGAATCTTGATATGGCTTTTGAGCGTCAATGGAATGATTCACAAAGAGGAACATTACCTTCGCTATCTTTAGATTATGTATCGGAAGAAGTATTAGGTAAGAACAAATTAGTATCTGAAAAGTTCCCCGACCCAAACGAGTTTTATCGTAGAGCATGGCTAGAAGATACAGAAACTTATCTTGAATATGCTCTATTAGATGTAGAACTAATGGTAGAAATTGATGAATCAAACTATTGTAGTGAGGCTATTCTAGCACTTCAAAGACTACTAAAAGCACCATTTGATGCTTGCTTTTTTGCTTCTCATATGGGTAGTATTTACTTCATGAGAAATGCTTGGTGGAAAGCACCAACAGGAAACAAGAAAGAA